GAGCCCGTTTTGCTGTCATCAGGAACACCTACGTCGAGCTGCGCGACACGACGATACGCACCTTCATGGAATGGCTGCCGGAGCCGGAATTCGGCACCTACATCGCCAGCACGCACAACTACAGGATTACCGGCATCGCCGGGCTCGAGGTCGAGGTCCTGTTTCGCGCCCTGGACCGGCCCGAGCAGGTCAAGAATCTGCTCTCGCTTGAGCTGACCGCCGCCTGGGTGAACGAGGCGAAGGAAATTCCCTGGCCGATCATCGAGGCGCTGACCGGCCGGGTGGGTCGCTACCCATCGAGGAAAAGCGGCGGCTGCGTCAATCCATGCATCATCATGGACACCAACCCGCCCGACGACGAGTCGTGGTGGCATGACATTTTCGAGGTCAAGCGGCCGAAAGATGCAGTCCTCTACAAGCAGCCAAGCGGACGCAGCGAGCGCGCCGAGAACCTTGCCAATTTGCCAGCCGGATACTATGAACGCATGGCAGCGCTCATGGATTCAGAGCGCGTCAAGGTCTACGTCGACGGACAGTACGGCTTTATTCGTGAGGGCAAACCCGTCTACCCCGACTACGTGGACGACCTGCACTCGGCAGACTTCGAGGTTGTCGAGCAAACCGATCGAATTTACGCCGGATGGGATTTCGGACTACAACCGGCCTGCGTGCTCAGTCAGGTCGTTGATGGGCAGTGGCGTACTTTTCATGAATTCGTTGCTGACAATAGCGACGGGCTGGATACATTCACCTTTGCAAAAAGCGTTATCAATGGAATCGCGGCAGAGTACCCCTTCATCGGCGACCGCGGCATTAAGATCCGCCACATTGGCGACCCGGCAGGTAACGCGCGGAGTGCCAACTCGGAAGCCGGCACGCCTGCCACCGCTTTCGCCATCCTGCGAGGGCTCGGCATCGACATCATCGGCGGGCAGCAGTCCGTCGACCTGCGCATCGGCTCGGTGAGCTATGCGCTCAAGCAGGTGGTACGCGGCCGGCCGACCGTGCTGGTACACCCTCGTTGCAAGAAGCTACGGCGCGGTTATCAGGGACGCTATCAGTACCGGCGTATTGCAATTGCCGGGTCCGACAATCGGTACCACGACACCCCCGACAAAAACGAATACAGTCACCCCCACGACGCTAACCAGTACGTCGCGGCCGAGCTGTTCGGTGCCGCCATCAAATCCCGAGAGGACAAGCTGAAAGAGTGGAAAAAACCAATCCAGTACCCGGCGCTTTCGATCAAGTAGGTGAGCTGCAGATCGACAATGCGTCGCTTGTCGCGCAGATGATGGCCAGGAGCAAGGCAGTGCAGAGAACTGCCGCGCTGCTCAAGGGGCAATCACTCGAGATGCCCGAGCAATGGACCGACGCGCAGATCATGAACCGGGTCAGCCGCCATTTCGGCCCCATCTGCTACACCATCGACGACAGCGACTGGATCAGCTTTGTCAAAAAGATCGTTGTCGCCATGAGCGATGAGCAGACGACTCGCTGAGCTGAAAAAACCCGGCTTCTGGATCACCCTCGTCATCATGGTGGGTGTGGCGATGCTGCTGCGCTGGCTTTTTGTCGGCTGATAAATCGACCGTTTATCGGACGGGTCTGATTTTTGTGCATAACTTGAGCTTGCGGGCTGTTGAAGCTATCTGATAGGATTCCGCCTCAAATAGCTGGCCGGCCAATAATGAGAGCAAATCCATGAGCCTAGCCTTCGCAGAACAGTTGCGACAGTTGCGCCTGCGCCAAGACGCGCAGGACGTGCGGATCGCAGCCATAGAGCAGCAATTGGCCGAGCAAACCACCGATGCCCACCACGAAGTCGAGAACGAAAAGAACGACGCAAACGACGAAGAAGCGTGGCGTTCAGATGACGCCGGAGGAATTGCTCTCGGCGATCGACTACAGAGAGCAAAGGGCAAGCGGCGGTGACGTTTTCGAGGAGCAGCAAAAGCAAGCGCTCCAATACTACTTCGGCGAGAAATTCGGCAACGAGGTAGACGGCGAGAGCCAAATCGTCATGCGCGAGGTCTATTCGGTGATCGAATGGATCAAGCCGATGCTCATGAAAGTGTTCTACGGCGCCGAGAAGGTGCTGCAGTTCACGCCGAAATCAGCCGCTGACGTCGAAGCCGCCGAGCAAGAGACGGATTACGTCAATCACATCATCACTGCCAGAAACGACGGCTTTCTGATCTTCATGCAGTGGTTCACCGATGCGCTGCTGTTGAAAAACGGCTACGTGCTTTCCTATTGGGACGAGCGCACTGACGTTAGCGAGGACGTCTACAAGGACGTTGACGTCGACACGCTGACGATCGTCCAAGAGGAAAAGGACATTGAAGTGCTCGAGGCCGAGGAAGATGGCTTCGATGAAGAAACCGGCACGCCGACCTATACGATCCGCATCCGCACCAAGGAAACGGTCGGCCAGGTGCGCATCAAGGCGGTACCGCCCGAGCGGGTGCGCGTGGACGGCAACCACAATTCGGTGAGCTTGAAAGAAGCGCGCTATGTGCGCTACAGCGAGCGTGACACGATCAGCAGCCTGCGCGAGCAGGGCTTTGACGTGGACGACGAGATTAGCGACGACGGCAGCGACGTCGACTATCACGACCTCGAGACGGTTCGCACGCAAAACACCAATTTGCACGGCGACGTGGGTACCGGCGACGACAACGACGACCCGGATCCATCCTCGCGCGAAGTGGACGTGCACACCATCTGGATACGAATCGACCACGACGGCGACGGCATCGCCGAGCTGCGCCGGATCATCAAGGTAGGGGTGACGATCCTCTACAACGAGGTCGACGGCTTCATCGCGCTGGCTTCGCTCACGCCGACCGTGATCGCGCACCGTCACCAGGGCATGTCGATCGCCGATGCCGTCATCGACATTCAGGAAATCAAGTCGATGCTGGTGCGCGGCTACCTCAACAACATCTATCTGGCCAACAACGGCCGGTATTTCGTTGACGACGACCGTGTGAACATGGCTGACTTCCTCGTGTCACGCCCTGGCGGCGTGGTGCGAGTGACGGGCGGCGTGAACAACGCGGTGCAGCCATTCCAGCATCCGGTGCTCGGCTCAACCATCATCCATGCGGTCGAATACCTCGACAACGTGCTTGAGAACCGCACCGGCGCGAGCCCGCGGGTGCTGCAGGGCCAGTCGTTCGACGGCAACGCGATCAACAAGACTGCGACCGGCATCAACCAGATCATGTCGTCGGTGCTCTCGCGCATCGAGCTGATCGCCCGGATCTTCGCCGAAACGGGGGTGCAAGACCTCTACCGTGCGGTGCACGCGCTTTCGCTCAAGCACCACCGCAAGGATGACGTATTCGAGCTGTTGGGCAAGTACGTCGACGTGAATCCGACGCAGTGGGACAAGCGCAGCCAGATGACGATCAATGTCGGCGTCGGCATGGGCGACAAGAACGAGCGGGTGCAGGCGCTGCAAATGCTCATCACCGCGCAAACCAACATGCTGCAGATGGGGCTCACCACGCCCAAGGAAATCCGCGCCTCGCTGGTCAAGCTCACGCTGCTTGCCGGCTTCAGGGACGTGGAGAATTTCTGGCCGGCGCTGCCGCCGGCTGCGCAACAGCAGCCCGGCCAGGGCCAGCCGGACCCGGCCGCGCAGGCCGAGGCCGCCAAAGCCGAGGTCGAGAAGGCGAAACTCGTCGCCACCGAGCAGATCAAGCAACGCGAGCTGCAGCACGACGCGATCAAGACGCAAGTGCAGCTCAAGGCAGACGCCGATCGCCACGCCCTGGACGTTCAGACCAAGCTCGCGCTTGCAGCGCTCGCCAGCGACGACGCCAACCGCCAGGCCGGGCTCGAGATTGACGAGAACGGCGCTCCCCCGGCGCCCGCCGATCCCAACGCCCCGCCCAAGCCGAGCGTAGAGGAAATGCTCGCTGCCGTGCTCGCCAAGATGCGCGACGGCGAGACACGCCCGCGCCCGGCGCGGGTAGAACATCGCCGTGATGCCCAGGGCAACCTGATCGAATCCGTTCCAATTTATGAGTAAGATAAAATGCTAGCTCAAGGCATCGACCCAAACGGCAAGGTCCGCGCACTGCGCCACGGCTCGAGCGCGTCTGCTCACGAGGTAGTGACGCCGGCCGATTCCGGCGCCTTCACCAACGGCGTCTGCACCGGGATCTACGTCGGCACCGGCGGCAATGTCGCGGCGGTTGTCGACGGCGTGGCGGTGACGTATACCAACGTGCCGAGCGGCTTCATCTTGCCGGTCAACGCCTCGCGGGTGAACAGTACGAACACGACGGCTACTAGCATGGTGGCGATGTTCGGATGAGGCTCGGCATCGGCATCGGGATCCCGTTCGCACGATCGGACAGTGCTGCGGCGATCCGCGCCCTGTTCGCTGCCGGCGAACAGGGCATGTGGTACGACCCGAGCGACCTATCCTCGATGTATCAGGAATGGTCCGGGGTAACCCCGGTGACGGCGGTAGAGCAGCCGGTCGGCATGATCCTCGATAAGCGC